GTGCTATTGATTGAAAAAAAACTAGCATTCTTTCAAGATGTTATTCAAAAAACAATCATTCACGTTAGAAAGAATAAAATGCTGAATATTTTAGGAGTTAGTGAAGTGAATAGCTGTTTAAATATGTTAAGTGATCTAAGCAAACAATTAAAAGACATAACCGTATCTTTAACTCTCGCAAACGCGGATTCAGTTATAAACAGCTTACAGTCAATAAATAATGAGCTTTCCACATTGTTTAAGATATTTGGTACCGATTCTTTTGAAGACTTACTATTGGTTTGTTTTGGCAATAATTCATTGACATCTTTCACAAATAATGAAAATGAGAAAATGAGGTTTGATATTTTGAAAAAATATTTTCACCCAACTGGATACAAAGTGATAAGCATGGAAAAAGAAAAAGAAAAAGAAAAAGAAAAAGAAAAAGAACAAAACACAGATATAAAAAACAAAGAAACGTCCAAGGTAAAAGCACAAAGCGATGCATCTTTAAGTGAAAAGTCAAAACATTTGGATTGTTACGAGTGGTCACTTAATGCAAAACAATTTCATTTAAAAATATATGGTATAAAACTTGTTGTACACAACTCTCTTCAAAAGAAAAGCCTTATTATAACTGGCATTGTTGATGACATTATTATTGATTTTTTCACAAATAAATTTATTAGCACAACTCTTCAATTAATTTATGATAATAAACCAACTTCCCCAGAATTCACAGATAAATCATTTAATGTATTTCTGTCTTCCCTAACACTCAAGGATTTTATGATAAATGGACATCACGAGATATATATAAAGTATGTTGGATGCCTCTCAAATTTAAACCAGATAAAACAGAAGAATATCTCCCAATTGGTAAAGGAATTTGTATCAAGTGAGTTATATATCAAGCGCAACATATTGGTACAGCTTTTAATTAAAGGCGATAGTCTTGACAATCAGTATTTGGCCTATTTATTATTTGATCTTTTGTCAAATGACTCAAATGGTGCAATTGACACTCAAGAACAAACTATGCTACTAGATAGCTTCCCTTGGACCATTAAACAAAACTTTCACACTTCTATGAAAAATACTATTCAATATACGAATGAGCTATCAAACTTTGACATTAATAAAATTCCTCTAGAACAGCAAATCTGCTTGTTAAAAGCAAATGATTCTGTCAAGGAAAAAGCAATGCAAAAGTTAAAGGAGATCAAGGCAAAAGCCGAAGATTCCGGTTCCAAAGCTCGCCAATATTTGGACGGTCTCCTCAAAATTCCATTCAATATTTACCGCAAAGAGCCCATACTCAATGTCATGCAAACTATCCGCACCAAATTCTCAACCCTTTGCTGCGGCATTGGCTCCGCCGATTTAAATAATAAATGGCAATTACCACTTAAAGCCGATTATACCAGTTTGGAAGTGGTTAAATATGTGAAAAAAATTCAGGATGCTACATCTGCCATGGTTTCAACACCTTCTACAACAGAGCTTTTTTCTTCAATCAAGAACAAGATCTCTAAAAATGACAAGGCTGGGCTTATTAATGTGGCAAATCGCATTAATGATTTAATCACTGCAAAAAAACTTGCATGTGACAAGATTAAAATCGCTGGCAAAAATAAAAATGTTATCAAAGAAGATATCTTCGCATTTCTATTCTTTTGCAAGGCTAATTGTCCTGCTATTTTACCTGCTATTTTAGATGATAATATTGTGATTGCGATGGGATCAACGGATCCAGTAGTTTCATATCCCCTGTTGGAAGAAATTGAAGAGGATTTGACCAAGATTTCAAACTATATTGACGAAGTGACAAAATGTCTTGATGACGCAGTTCATGGTCATGAAAAAGCCAAGAAACAGTTGAACCGTATTATTGGACAATGGATCAATGGCGAACAGGATGGTTACTGTTTTGGGTTTGAAGGACCTCCGGGCGTTGGTAAAACTACATTGGCAAAACGTGGTCTTTCACAGTGCTTAAAAGATGAAACTGGATCTAGTCGCCCTTTTTCCATGATTCAAATCGGCGGAGATAGTAATGGCAGCTCTTTGCACGGTCATAATTATACCTATGTAGGTTCTACATGGGGTAGCATAGTTCAAATACTTATTGACAAGAAATGCATGAATCCAATCATTTTTATTGATGAAGTTGATAAAATCAGTCGCACCGAACACGGAAAAGAAATCATTGGCATTTTAACGCATTTGCTTGATCCATCTCAAAATGATTGCTTTCAAGACAAGTATTTTACCGGTATTGATTTAGATCTATCCAAGGCTCTTTTTATCTTGTCTTATAACGATGTGAGCGCAATTGATAAAATTCTTTTGGATCGTGTTCACAGAATTAAATTCTCCAACTTGTCATTGGAAGATAAGCTTATTATCTGTAACCGGCATATTCTACCAGAGGTTTACAAGAAGATGGGACTTGAAGACATGATTAACATTCCTGACGATGCGCTCAAATTTATCATTGACGAATATACATTAGAACCGGGAGTAAGAAAGCTTAAGGAAATTTTATTTGAGATTGTCGGTGAAATCAACTTGGATATATTAAAGAAAAATGTGGATGAATATAATCCTCCTATTACTATTACAAAAGTAGATGTCGCAGATAAATATTTTAAAGATAAACATCCGGTTAAAAGCAAGAAGATTCCTCCTATAAGCTCGGTTGGAGTTATTAATGGGTTGTGGGCAAATGGAATGGGACAGGGGGGTATTATTCCCATTCAGGTCAAATTTCTTCCTTCGGGTAAATTCCTAGATTTAAAATTAACTGGTATGCAAGGGGATGTCATGAAGGAGAGCATGAATGTGGCGCTGACATTAGCTTGGTCTTTGACGCCACCTGATGTGCAAAAATCATTGGCGAATAAATACAAGGATTCGGGGATTCATATTCACTGTCCAGAAGGATCCGTTCCCAAGGACGGACCTTCGGCCGGAACAGCAATTACTACTGTTTTATATAGTCTTTTTAATCAAAGGAAGATAAAAAATACGATTGCTATTACAGGTGAAATGTCACTGGATGGGTTCGTCACAGAGATTGGTGGACTAGATTTGAAGATATTGGGTGGTATAAAAGCAGGTGTAAAAGAGTTTTTGTATCCAACTGAAAATGCTCGCGACTTTGATAAATTTATGGAAAAATATGCAAAAACTAGTATTGTTGAAGGAATAACCTTTCACGAAATAAATTATATAGACAAAGTCTTGAATTTAGTATTTGAAGCCGAATAAAATATACTATAAATATAAGAATATGATAAGACTAGGAGATGACCACTCTAATTATACTATTTCCAATAAGGACAGCTTGCCAAGTTTTTCACGCACTTCTGTTGAAGGGGGTTCTCCAATAAATACATTTTCATCAGCAAGCGGTGGCCTTTTTACAAATTTAGCAATGTTTTCTCCATTGATTATTGTTTCAAGTGTTTTTGTTTTTTCTGTTTTTCTTTCGCAAGTCCAAAAGGGATTGTTCTATATTTTTCTTGTAATTGGTATAACGGTCGCAAGAATTATAGCTGTTCACTACTTTGAAAAGGTTGGCGGACAGGTTCAAGGAAGAGTTAAAAGAAGAGATCCCGTTTGCGATGCTGGAAACTTCTTACCAGGAACAAATAATGCGTCTTATAGCAGTTATGTTCTTCTATTCACAATGGCATATATATGTAGTCCAATGCTTGTAAACGGAAATATGAATTATGGTGTATTATTATTTTTCCTCATTTATATTATTTTTGATATTACTATTAAAGTTAAATTGGGATGTGTAAGCGGACTATTTGGACTTTTAGGCGATGGAATCATGGGATTAATCCTTGGAGGTTTAATATCAGGCCTTATGTTTACATTTGGAGGGAAGAAACTGTTGTTTATTAATGATGTAGCAAGCGATAAACAGGTATGCAGCATGCCATCAAAACAAACATTTAAATGCGCTGTTTATAAGAATGGCGAATTAGTCGGTTCTACAACTTCAAACTAAAAAAACTCTTAAAAATATAACTACAACTAATAGACAAAAATTGTTTATTAGTTGTGATAACTGTCAACCCCTATCAGGGTGCTTGATACTTACTTAAATCAAAATTTGTTATATTTAAAGCAAACCATTTTTTAAAGCCAACTAAAAAACGTTTTCTGTGAAAATTTTCCGTCATTAGTTTCATATTTCCATCGGTTGAATAAGCTCTAAGAAAATCATTAAATGTATCAACAACATTTTTATTTTTGTACGCCCCCACAAATTCTACATATCTAAACATTGGTTTTTTATTTCTTTTATTTACAACATTGTGGAAGACAAACAATAGATCCTGTAATGATTTTTTACTATTTACTCTTCTCGGGTCAACTTTTGATAAAAAATACTTTGCGTGGATTGTGCATTCTGGACAAGGCAGATTGTTGCATATAGAAGAAATAAAACGGAACAATTCTGGACCAACTGTTTGAAATTTATCTTCGTTTATTTTTTCTGCGAGTGTATGAAAAAATGTCCAAATAGGTGGTCCCCAATTTTTTGGTGACATGATAAACTAATAAATTGATTAAAGATAATAAATATAAAGATTAGACACAATAATTAATATACATACAAAAGAAATGGATAAGTATACGGTTGAAGGAAATCTAGATTTTTACAATGAACTTTATAAAATGTTGGATGAAAATCCTAAAGAGGGAGAAGGCGAATGTGGAGATATGTGTTTAATTACAAATATGCCGTTGGAGGCTTTCTTTGTAACTCTTGGTTGCAATCACAAATTCAACTATATGCCTCTTTTTAATGAGATTCAAAATCAAAAGTTGAAGGTTAATACTCTAAGTACAACACATCTTCAAAATAATCAAGTTATGTGCCCATATTGCAGATGCAATAATAATGGCGTGTTGCCATTTCATGAAGAATTGGAAGTCAATAAAATATACGGAATAAATACGTTAGATGTTACATATAAGCTGCCAAATGAATGTTTTACTAATGGTGTCGCGGGGTGTTTTATTGGAGTTTGCGA